TTGTTTAGGTTGATCGGCTCTACTCGGCCTGTCGAACGAATGACACACGCCCAATAACAAGCCCCATCGATCAGGGTGTTGTCATAGAACGCGGGGAGTGTGCTTTCTATCTCGGAGTCCAGGCCGCTGACGGTGTAAGGGATGGAGAAGCGGACAATCAAATATCCTGACGATTGCGACTGGCGCAAGCGGATGAAGGGGGCTGCATCTTCAAAATAACTATCGAATTCAAGTTCAATATTATTTTCAAGGTGTTCATCTGTGCCTTGTTTGAGGACTGAGATCACATCGATCAGATCGTCAAAGTCTGTGGCATTGAGCGCGTATTCCTTCTGCCCGCTGACCACATCCACAAGCGTACCTGCATAAACGGGCGCACGCTGGTTGAATTCCTTCAATGCCTCACGGATTGCCGCCGTGATGGTGGCGGTTGAAAAGCGTGTACCATCGTCAAGCAGTAAGGCTTGAACATTGGAGGTAAGTTGTGTAAGGGTTTTGCTCATGGTGTGCCTTTGGTGGGGCGGAACGCCTCACGACGTTCCGCCCGAGGGAGGAGAAAGCTAACCAGCAGGAAGTTTGCTCTTGCTGCCGATCCATTCAAGAAGTGTGAACGCGAGGGCGGCGAGGATGGACGAGAGAACGGCCAGCAACGCGCCTTCTGACTGCGGATTGTCACCGAGGCCAAACAGGATGGCGCTGAGTACGACATTTGCAACCCGCGCTTGATTTCCTGTTGCGACCAGTCCGCCTTTTTTTGCGGCATAAATGCCAAGCAAAATAACGGCGGTTGCGATCATGCCTGGCACGCCGAAGGCGGACAGGGTATCGACAAGGGTTTGGAATTCCATATTATTTACCTTTCTTTCTGCGGGGCGGGAGAGTCTTTACAACTTCCTCCGCCTCCGCTTTGGTGTGAATGACATGCTCGAAAGTTTCTTCAACTTCCTCGACCTTCTCAAAGGTCTGTTTGCCTTTGGTGTTGAAAACGATGACGATAGAACCGTCCTCTTTCTCATTCCATGCCAGCGGCGCATCGCCGATCTTGTCGGCGATGGCCTGAATGCGGGCAGGCACGCGGTCGGTAAGTGCGTTCCCTGCTTTATCTGGCATTACGCCCTCAGCGTGTAATTGACCTGTGCGCCGAGGAATTCGAGCACGGTTCCAGCAGCACAGACACAGGCAAGTTCAACAAACCAGTAGTCATCATCATCGATGTACTCGGGGGTCGTGATGGTGACGGTCAAGGCGTGCTGATCCACGTCTGCCGCATCGGTCGCGGCGGTCAGGTTTTGCGTGGCTGTCACCTGGGTAGCCACGGCAACGGCTCCATCGGCTCCGCGTGCGATCTTCCAGACGGTCGCGGTGATGCTGGTCGCCGCGCTGGTCAGGATTTCGTAATCCACTTCAACGGAAGCGATCATCGAGCCTTTGAGATCGACACTGTTCCCCGGAACGGTGAGGGGGATCGTGACGGTGGTTGTTTCCGCGCCTGCGGTTTTCTGCATGACGATGGTGTGCGCGACATTCCCTGCCGCGTGCGCCCATGTGCCCGTAACGTAGCTGAACGTGGTGGGTGGGATGTACTTCTGCATATGTGTATCGTGAACGTAACCCATGATATTTACTCCTTTTTCACTGGCGGAGGGTGTCGTCAGTGTGACTAAATCCCCAAAGGTGTTTTGTTCACCTTTGGGGTGAATACATTACGCGACGTTGGACTTGTGGAGCGCGGACCAGTTGCCAATACCAGTGGCGAGGAAGTGGCGCACCTTCAAGCGGGACTCGTCGTTCGAGAACATGGCAGGGTCGCGCTGATCTCCCGCAATGATGACCTGCGGAATGAGACCGTAACGAGTGCCAAGCATGACGCCCGGGAGCAGGTTCGGGTCTACGACTGCCGCCCAATCCGTGGCGTCTGTCCATTCAGGGACAACCACGGGAAGAACCTGACCGCCGTAGGACGGTCCGCCATTCGCGGCCACGGCTTCAACCGAGGACGCCCAGCGCGGCATGAACAAGGCTTCGGCCTGTGATTTCAGGGCGCGGGGAACAAGACAGATCGTCGGCTCGATGGCCTGTTTCTTGCCTGTTCCGTAATAGCTTGACTCATTGGCAACCAGCATCGGCTGGTTGTACACGGCGGAAGCGACCGCATTCCATGCGGTGTAGTCGGTGCCAAGCGCCGTGGTGAGAAGGTTGGCATGTCCGCCGGCAGTGGTGACGGCGGTGGCGTTGAATAATGCGCCAGTGTCGGCGAGGGTCGGGCCTGCTCCGCTGGCCTGAGTGAAGATATAGGCGATCTGCTCGGAGATGTTACGCAGCGCGGCCATTGCGATCTCACGCGGTGCGGCGCGAAGTTTGCGGGTATCGTCCTTGTCCATGGCTTCAAGCGTGAAGGACAGATAACCACCATACTTGATGAAGGTGCTGGACTCGCCGTTGTCGCCGATCTTCAATTCGCTGTATTCGGCTCCTTCGCTCACGGATGGCAGGCTGGCGATGGTTCCGAGACGCAACCATTTGATGTCGTGCAAGGTCTCGAACGGCTCAACGGTGACGATCTTCTCCCACCAGTTGTATCCAGCTTTGCCGTATTGATTCCACTGCATGACGATGGCCTTATTCAAGGCACTCTGTACCAGCTTGGGGAAGGTGGCGGTCGTACCCTGGAATTTGGCGAGACGCGCATCCACATCACCAACGAAATTGAAATCATTGGTAAGCATGAGATAGGCTTCTTTGATACCCGAGAATTTATGCACTTTCAAATTCTCGCTCCCCGTGTCGCGGGGTGCGCCGATCAGGTCGTCAATGGCGGCCTGTAATTGATCTTCGCGGGTGAACATGCCTGTGACCTGAGTAGGTCCAACAATGGACGCGGCGGCGGATTGCTGGGCAAAGGCTTCCTTGAAGGAGTCGATCTCGGCCTTCAATTCGGTTGGCTTGAACGTGCGATTGCTGAAACGGTCGCGGATCATCTTGATCGCGGCTTCGGGCAGGTCTACGCTGGCGGCATCGAGGGAGGTGCTCAACAATCCCTGGCACATTTGCAGGTGAGTTTCCTTTGCGCCCTTGACGGCATCGTTGATCTCTGCCTGTGCGCCTGTGATGTCCTTCATGGCCTGTACATGCTCCTGTAATTCAGGAGTCGGGGTTTCATTCTCTTTCGGCATTTCAATTCTCCTTTGCTGAAATTTTTCAGCAACAAATTTTGTGCGGAAGGCGGGATTGATCACCATATCTTCCGAACGGACACGAAGAATGTTTTGAACATCCTTGTCATCGCTGGTGAAGATCAGGACGGGAGAGAAGCCCATATTCGGGTGCGGGTCGTGATCGCTAAACATCTCGTCCGCGTATGCTCTGAGCAATTCAGCGGCGGGACCTGTGGGTCTGAGGTCTGCAATAATGCCCTGCTGGGAGTCATCCCAACGGGGGTTTGAGAACACACCTGCAAGGTCGTGAACCGATTCACCAAACATATTATGGTCGGTGAAACATTCGACACCTTCCCAAAACTTCACGGCATCCTGCAATACCGAAGCGGGAAAGTTCCAGCCATTGGCTTGGCCTGCGTGAATGACAAGGATCTCGTATCCCTTGGCGGTTTTCGCGGGTGTACTCTGGAACGCATCGAAACGTAATTCATTGTTTCTTGGATTTGGCATTGATCGCTCCTTATTTTGGTTCTTTTACTTCACCTGTCTCGGCGTCGGTCGTCAGTCCGCCTTGATCGGTGTTGGCAGGTTTATTCAGTGGCTTGCGGATACCTTTGGGGATCGCTTGATTTGCTGGCAGCACTTCACCAGCGAAGCGATAGACAAGGCGCATGTACTCGCGCTCGTCCAGTAGTTTGCGGTCGTACATATCTCCGATGGCAGAAACGATCTGACCTGTGGCGAGGGCAAGCCCTGCATTATCTCGTTCGGTGGCATCTGCGGATTTGATCTCTATCTTTGCATCACGCTTGATATTTGAGTCTTTTTCTGCTTTGCGTTGAACGGCGACGGTCAGTATCTTTAGAAGGATGCGTTTGAAAAGCCTTTGGTTATCTTCAAAGGCTTTGAACGCGGGAGTTCCTGCCGCGTCTGCCGTGGTGCGCGTGGAAGACTCAGGCTCGGCAAGGTAGTGCATGGGCGCATGATTTACAGCGATCATCTTTTTCAGAGTTAGACCATCGCGCTCCGCTTCTCCGCTTGAAAGGTTGGGCGCAATGACGCTCCATACTTCGGTATCATCATGGACATTGACACTGCCTGACTGTGGGGGATTGGTTCTAAGCTCGTGCTTGCGGGTCTTGACCTTCTCGGGGTCTGTGCCTTTGAGTGCCACATCATACATATAGGCTTGGCGGTATCGGTTGAGGCGTACTCGATCTTCGAGAAAAGATGCGTAACGCCCCAGCCACGGAAGATCGGGCCAGATTTCACCCTCTCCCCATGCTGTGCCTGCGAGTTTGTTGATCGCGTAGTGGTGCATGAAGTTGGGTGTACTTACGGAGGGCAGGCCGCGCGGGTTGGGATAGGTCTGAGAGTCCACATCCATATTCAACGGTTTGGTGATGTATGCAAGTTCCTGCTTCACATCGTTGTTTGCAGTCTTGATCTCTGCGATTTGATCGGTTGGGAAGATGCGTACATAGGTCATGCCGCTGTTGTCTACCGAAAAGAGCGGGAATAGATTGCCAGTAAGGAATATCTCATTTGATATTTCTTCGAGCACGTCATCCATCTGGTTCAGATCGTGGTTCCAAAAGGTTGTAAGGAATTTCTGAGTCTGTGGATCGTCGCACTCGAAAGTAATCCCGTCGACGTTGTAGATTTTGTATAGGTTGGTGAGGCGGCGGGCCAGTGGGTTGAGACGCCATGCCCTGACCGCTTCCTCCAAAATGGTGTCGCGCTCGTAGGAATAGCGGTCACGATATAAGCCATTCCATGACTGACCAATCAGGATGGTTTGCTCTGTTTCTTCGGGGCGGGTAAGAGGCATGTTAGTAATTCCTGTCCATCTCGCGCATCGGGTCGCGGATAATAATATTCTCGGCTTCAACGGCAATACGCCATTCCAATTTATCTAGAACTGCGGTCATTGCATCGGTCACAACATGATCGTCATGGATCAGCAGGCCGTCCGCGTCGCGTGTGCCGTCTGGAACGCTCCAGCGCATTGTTTTTGCGGGACCGATCAGGATTTCAGAGGTGCAGGCCGCGTATTGCTTATCAATCTCTGGCGAAGGACAACAATCACGGAAGCGGCCAGTATTGATAATGGCGAGGTAGCCGTAACCGATCTCTGACTTGACCTGCGCTGAGAATTTGACAGGCAGTATCCGCGTGGGGTGGGACTTGTCGAACATTGCCCAAAGACCCTCGCCGACTCCTGTGGCATCGATCACCATGTATTGCGGGTTCCACACGCTCCACATGGCATTGATCTTTCCAAAGATCGTGATGTGGTTCTCGCCTGTCCAAGCCATTTGTTTGACACGGCGATAGATGGGGGCTTGCAGGATTTCAAGCTGGGAGAGGTCAATCGAAAAGATATGCAATGTGACCTGATCGCGGCCTGGATTGGTTGAGCCTGTATCATCGAGGGACATACTGGCTTCATCCTGACCTGCCACGTCCACGAGAAAGGCATAGATTTCTCCTGCCTGCGGGGTTTCCTGTGCTGGCTGATCTCCCTGCATCAGTGCGCGGCGGGCGGCGTTGAACATGCCGGCCTGCGCGTCTATCCGCTCACAGAAGTATTGCGTCTTTACTAATGGGTGTTCGCGCCCAAGTTTCTTGATCTCCTGATCCACGAACTGCCCGTAGGCTGGCACATGCTTTCTGACTTCTTCCGAGGTGTACAGAAATACGCGCTTCCTGCCGTCTGCCTTCTCCGCTTCGCGTGCCGCGTTTTCCTCGCGGGCAAGCAGGGTGTTACTCGTCCAGACTGTGCCGACGATCAAGCGCGTGGCGTTGGTGCTGGCAACCATGGGCGCAAAGTCTTTGTCATACTTTGCTGGGGAAATATCCTGCGCCTCGTTGATAATTAGTAGCAGGCTGGCCGTGGCTCCCACGACTGCGGCGGACTTGTCGCCTGATAAAAATGAGGTTGTCGCTCCGCCTACCATCCGCATGTAATCGCTGCGCTTCTTCCACATGCTTTTGGTTAGAAGATTTGCCTTGAGTCTGTTTTCCAAACGCATGATCGCATTGATGGTCTGCGGTTTGTAGG